TGTCGTTAACCAGCGCAATTTCCTCTGCGCTTAAGTCACGATAACCTGCAATCATTTTGTGCTGATTATCCATGGTCGTTTCCTCAGTAGTAGAGTTTCGATGTTCCAGTCAGCAATGACGTGCCTGCGCCCAGCCAGCCGGCCGAGGTGGCGTAACTGGCTGTCGCCCGGTCCACGCTGGCATTGGCCGCGTAGCCCCGGCCCTTGGTCTGCGCGTCATAGAGCGCCGTCAGTTCGTCCAAGGTGCCTTGCTTATTCACGGCGTCCAACACATCGCTAGCGCTTCCGCTCAGCGCCATGCCGTTCTGCAAGAACGTGGCGCGGGTGGCGGCCATGCGCTGCTTGGTGCGCTGCGCGATCTCAGTGGCCTGCGCGCCGCCCGTGTTCAAGGCGAGACGCGCCTGCTGGTCCTGGACCTGCGCGTTATACTCCGCCGCTTGCTTCTGCGCATTTGCCTGGACCAATGTCCCCGCAGCACCCAGAATAGACGAGCCGACGGCGAGTGTCGTACCCACGCTCGACGCTGCGCCCGCCGCTGCCGTGGTGCCCAGTACGCCGCTGAGACTGCTTCCGATAGCCGCGAAAGCCGGAACTAGGAAGGCCATAGTCATCTACTCCTCTGTAAGTGAACATCCAGTAATCACGGCCGCCGTAGAAGTTCACCATCAAACCCTCGGCGCGGAATCCCAACAGCCAGGCCCAGCGCACACCTTCTTGATGGCCGTCCTGCACGTACATCTCGATGCGCTGTTCTCGCCGCGCCTCAAGCTGGCGCTGGATCTCCCGCGTCGCCCTCAGCAGGGCTGGCCCTGCGAATTTGCTGAGATAGGCCCAGGCCACCAGCCGCCCCTCCCACATCGGAAGGAGCCCCGCCAGGATGAGGGGACGCTGAGAATCACTGGCTACCCAGGCGTCCCCACCGGTCACCAGCGCTGCAAGGTTCTCCGCCGTCAAAGGCATCTGATCCCGCTGCGCCGCCTGGGCTTCCAGCGCGGCGATGAACTGATCCGGGTAGGCCATGGGGGAGTGGTCTAGCTTTACGATCCTAATCATTGACAACCAGCCTCGTTATCAGCGCCACGAGGGTCGCTGGCAAGGGTAACGACTGCTCATAGCAAATGTAGCAGTCCGTGTCGAGTCCAGCGGGGAACTGCGTGCAAACATCCCCGCTGAATAAAGCCGGTGGCTCGCCCACCGCCGCGTAGGGGTCTATCGTAGGCAGGTCGTCCATCCTATCGAACGACGGCCCGAAGCTACCACCGATCGTGGATTGTAGCCGAAGCCAGAGGTTAGAGATACCTTTCTTCGCGGTCTGCGCTGTTCCTGCGCCGGTGTCCAGCTCGATCCGCATGGATTGATACCGCGAGGGATAGCTGTAGCCGACGTGGACCAGGGACGCTGCACGGTCCAAAGTCACCTGCCCATCGCCGACCACTCGCTCGGCCTGCGCCGCGCCGTTCGCGCAGATCTGAACCGTCTGGCCTTCCAGATGGGTCAGGCCGGTAATTGTCGCCGTGGCCGTGCCGCGATAAGTGACGCTGCAATCGACGTGGACGGCTTCAGCCGCGCCCAGTTTCACGAGACGGTAGTCAGTCAGGTACTCAATCGTGCGTTGCGTAGAGCCGTTCACCGTGCGTTTAACAGCGAACCAAACGTCGTCGCTGGCGCCGTCTGGCGACGGGATAGACCGCACCGACTCCACCACCGCGCCCCCACCCAGAATATGCGGTGTCCAAGCCAGAACGCCGCGCTCCCGGTTGTAAGTCATCACCGCCAAGGTGCCATCGGACAGCACGCACCAGACCAGCCCGTCACGCTGCTGCTGATAGGCCCAGTCCAGGACGTACCGCTGGCCCTGATCCACCTCGCCGATCCGCTCAGACCCGTCGAATAGATGCTCGGCCAATACCGTGATATCTTCGGCCTTGTACTTATCGGTGGAGAACTCATAGCGCATCGCCCGAATCCGGTGGCCGGGGCGCTCAATGAACAACACGTCATCCCCGACCCGCAGCGGGCGCAGCATTCGACCGCCATATTCAGTCTGCGGGGTGGACTGGACGTTCGTGGCCGAATACACCGACTGCGCGGTCTGCTCGCTCAGGGCCAACTCCGACTGGGCGGAGCCGACCAGAAGGGCATGAGTCGCGGCCATCCACCGAATAGCATCCAGCTTATCCGAGGACAGTTCGACCGCCATCGCCGTTTCCGAGGTCACAGACCCCGCATCCAGGTTGTCGAAGTTGTCATAGTCGCCGACCACCGAATGCCATACTTTCTTGCCCCGCGCATAGGTCAGCCGCTCCCGGTAGAACACCACGTTGGTGGGGTAGCCATAGACGGAGCCGAACTCCGAGAACGCATATCGGCCCGACTGCAAGGTCAACAATGAATCTGGGAACCGCCCCACTGTGGACACGGTACAGCTCATCCCGTCACCGGCCACCGCCGTGATGGTCCCCCATCCATAGCCCGAATGCAGGTAGGTCCAACTGATCGCGCCATCGCTGGCGTCGCCCTCGGTATGCGTCGGCACATACCGTTGCGTCGTGTCGTTGGAGTTGTAGGTGTAGTTGTTGTTGGCCTGGTAGACGTGCCCTGCGTTGCGAAATTGCTGGCCGGTCGTCACGCTCATAGCGGGCTGGTAGGGCGTCACCGACGCCGGGTTCTGGCTCCAGATCCGCAGCAACATCCCGATGTGCGCCGAGGTGAACAGCGCCGTGCCCGCCGTCACTGTCACCGTGATCGTGCCGGTCGTGGCGCTGATCCGAAAAGCGTGGCCGTTGGCCGGGTAATCAACATCTTGGAACGGCCCCTTGGTAAAACTGATCGCCGCCAAGGTCCAGTTCGTTGCGCCCAGCCGCGACAGTTTGTAGGGCGGGTATTTCCCTTCGGCGTGGACGATCCACATCACGTCCGCGCTCTGCAGGGTACGCAGCGCGAAGGTACCGTCCGCCGTTTCCAAGTCGGCCACAGCGTAGGGCGAGACGATCTCGTAAGGCACGCCGCCCGATAGGAGCTGCCCACGGTTCACCCAGAACCGGACGTAGTAATCACCGAACTCCAGGATATAGGCTTGCCCAGCGGAGAACACGAACTCCACCAGCCAAGTCTTGGCGGCCGCGTTCTTCACCGCGCCTACATACCGCGTTCCCCCGCGCCGCCGCGCCGGACCCTGCACCGTCGGCAGGAAGTTCAGTAACTTCTTGGCGGCGTTATAGTATTTATCCTGCTTGACCTGGCCGTCCAGCAGCGGCGACCACTCGCCGCCGTTCAGTGCAGCGGTAATCGTGCGGGCGCGGGCCATCAGTAGATCCTCGCCGTCAACCAGCTACTATCTGGCGGATACTGCGGGGCGAGCTGGATGGCGTTCACCCGGCGCGCCCGCGACAACTCCTTCTGGTATTGCTGCTCAGCGCGCTGACAAGCGGAATCCGACTTTGCCAACGGGTTAGCGAGCTGGATTGCTAGAGCCGCCGAAGCGACCGCGCAAAACGCGGGGGACCACTCTTCCGGTTCGTCGGTCATGTCACGGATGTACGTGACGCGCATCGGTGCGGCCAGGTTGGTGTACAGCTTGTCGCCCATCAATGAGTAGAACGGAATCGGGTCCGACTCCGCATATTTCCGCCAGGGAAACAGCCAGCGATTTTGCAAGGATACCAACCTCACACAATCGCTAGGCAGTTGATATACATAGGCAAAATCGTACAGCGGGGTCTCGTCAACCAAAGCCAATTGGGTTTGCTTTAAAGCAAAAATCCACGGGTGCGCGGCGAGTTCCGCCCGCACCACCTGGGCGTAGCATCCCCGCGCCTGCCGCGCTGACTCGGTGTTCTCGGCGGGATCTGCAATGACGTTGGCGGCGATGATCCGCAATGCGGCGTTGGTAATGCTCACTTGATTCTGCGACATAATCAACTCACTCCGGTGGACCCGAAGCCGGACGCACCGCGTTTCGTTTCATAGAACTCGTCTACGATGACGAACACCGGACGCACCACCGGAACGATGACCAGTTGCGCGATCCGCTCCCCCGGCCGAATCCGGTAGATATCGTCGCTGCGGTTCCACAATGACACCATTACCTGCCCTTGGTAATCGCTGTCGATCAGCCCAACGCCATTACCCAGAATGACGCCGTTCTTGTGCCCCAGGCCAGAGCGGGGGAGAAGAATGCCCGCGTAGTCAGGATCTTTGATGTTGATCGCGATCCCTGTCGGAATCAGCAGCGCAGCGCCCCCCGGCCACAGGGTTGCCGTCTCGTTGATCATCGCCCGTAGATCAATGCCCGCTGAGCCATCCGTGCTGGGCTGAGGAAGTGGAAGCTCGGACCCTAAGCGGCTGTCAAGAATCTTCAATTCAATCTGCATGGCGCTCTCCCGTGGATACGATGAGTCTACGCAAACAGCGGGCAAAAAGAAACCCCAGCAGTCCGGTACAGTCCTGCTGGGGTTAATCGCATGTCATCCACGGACCATATTACGGCCCCATGAACTCCATGTCAATGATCAAAACCCCACCGACAGGCGTCGGCAGAGTCGCCGTAGCTATGGTCAGAATCACATCCTCGGAAGTCGCTGTGGCAGCAGCGGCCATCTGAGACGCTATACCGAACGGCAGCGGAGTGTCCGAGACGACGAAGGTCGCAGGGGCCCTGTACCTGCCCGGATTGCCAGGCACACCGATCGAAATGGTCGCAGTGCCCAACGACACCGACGAGGTGATGAAGCCTCGGGCGAAACGCATGCCCGGTGGACGGGTGAACAGCACCACGGTATCGGTAGTCCCGATCCAGGAGCCGTTGGTGGTGCTACTGGTCTTTGGGGCATTCAAAGAGATCGTGGCCCGATACCAACGGCTCCGGCCACCGACGCCCTCGTTACCCGGCAGACGCGGCGGCGTATCGCCGAGCTGGGCCTGCTCATTCGCGTAGTAAACAGTCATGGCATAATCTCCAGTTGAGGCCCAGGTATTAGGTGCTCAGGCACGCAATCTGGACGACCTTCTTTTCCTGGGTACGCACCGCACCACAGTTCAGTTCGGACCAGACCTGAATGTTGTAGTTCTTGTCCGGGCGTTCACTGACACGGCTTTCGGTCGCGCCCCACCGGCCCAAGTGCATGCCGCTCTGGACCCAGACTGGGATGTACCGAGTCGTGCTGGCCAAGCCGCCAGGGGCGATATACGCCAGCGACAGCGGATACTGCGCCGTCACGCCGTCGGTCATCGTGGCCTGCCATTCGACCTGATGGAACGTGAAGCCCAGGAAACTGGTCACACGCCCTTCAACCAAAGTTGGCTGGGAGTTGTAGTCCAGGTTGGTGACTTGCAGTTCGCCCAGGAGGTTATCGTGTTCCACGGCGGTGATCGCCACGTGAATCTGCTCGCGAGCCAAGTCCAGACCGGACTGCATCAGCAGACGCTTGGCCGCACGCAGCTTCGGCACGTTCAGCCCGGAGTTGGTGCCGCCCACGTTCACGCCGATCTGCTGGGCAGCGGGGAACGCCGTGGTGGTCAAACCTTGCTCGCCGGTCATCGCCGCAGCGAAGAACGCCGCACCGATCTCATCGTCTACTGCACGGCCCAGGGCTTCGGAAATGGCCTGCGCATACGGGGATTTCAGATCGATCAGCATCCGAATCACATCCAGATTGTCGATCAGGGTGCTGGAGGTCAGGGAGTGCGGGTACACCCACCGGCGATCAGACGGGACATTCAGTTGCGGGGTGTCGGTCAGCCGAGCACGGTCACGGACAATGCCGATGGTGCCGACCTGATCAACCACTGACCCGGCCTTGCCGGTGTAACTGCCTTGGTTGACGAAGCCCGGAAGCTTCATGCCGCGCTGTTGCAGCAAGAACTCGACGTTCTGGCTGAACTGCAGAACTTGATACGTCTGGATATCGTAAGACATTGTGGTCTCCGCGATAGTTGATGGTCACTTTCGCGGTTGTCCATACGATTA